AGAGGCCTGGTCGGGCGGAGATCCTGTACAAACAATCTCTCCGCATCAAGTATAAACTTGCCAGACAACGCTAATTAAAGTTGTGACCATCTTAAAACCCAGGCGGCGCCCGGGAAAAATCCGATAATCACATCAGATAAGGCGCAGCCTGTTCATGTCGTAAGACACACCTACACGGCCACAGTGTAGTGGGATTTTAATTCTCCTAGAATGTACATATATATAGCCTATGCACAAGCTTGAATTTTATCGTCTTCCGACTATCCCGATTTAAGGATCGGGAGCGGGCGGGGCACTCTCATAATACATACGAGGGAGTCCTGTCCACATGTACACTTGAAAATCTTCTCCTGTACTGTACCACGTATCAAGCAAAACGCCATCGGCGTTACTTGAATTGATATGATAGCGCCACGTGGGGTCGAAGGTCTCGACTCCAGTGTAGCTTTCCTCCTTCCCTGGTGAAAATCTATAAAGATTATACCAAGGCACTTCGATCTCGCTAACATTGTTCACAATAACATTGGTGAACGATGTACCATCGAATGCTGACGTCGGAAACTCAGCCGTGGCTAGGGTGGAAATTCCAGCCTGTACTGAGTTATAAGCAGCTTCTGATTTGGACGGTAAGGCAGTGACTGTGTTTGACGCATTCACATATTCCGCCCCGATTCCAAGAGGGTTTCTCTGCATATAAATAGCATACTCATCCGCTGTAGTTTTTGTTCTACGCGGCATCATACGCCATCGCATGGAACCGCGATGCCCTTGAAAGGCATAGCGAACCCAATGGAAAAGTGTGGTGTTGCAATAGTTATACGGCGCAGCAGCCACAGTTAAATGCACGGCATCCGTGATGTTACCCCTTAAATAGGGCATCATACAACGAATACCGACAGTATAGCTGTTACCTGTGCGCAACGTCTCTGTTGCATGGAGCGCCCACCGCTTTAAAAGCGGCCGGAAGGACGCGATAGATTCACCGACAAAAACTTTGTTAATATCGGATAAATCCTGTTCTCCTGGACCCAAGCTCATCGACATCTCCTGCATAGGAGCTGACGGTTCCGTGGTTCCCTGAGATTCCGGGACAATGTCTGAAGATGACTCCATACCAGATTGAGGTTTGAAAACGAAATTTGTAATGTCCGTAGAATCGGGGACAAATACTTCGAAATCATCTCCTGCTGAAACGAAAACATTAATTTGAATATCGTTGTTAGCAGTACTGTTAGGGGTAGTCAATTCGTTAAGAATATAGACAGCTAGTGTTCCATTACCTGGCGCATTAGTAGTGTAGTTTGTTGTGGAATAAATTTCCGTTACAGAGTCCGCACCAGGATTCGCGTGGTCGAGTAGCGTAAATGGTTGTCCATTGCCAATCTCAATCGTGAAGTCTTGTTCTTTCGAAATGTC